ACACCTCTCCCCGGCCCTTGCACGTCTCACAGCGCATCATCCATCCCCCTTCAGTGCGGCGCGGGCTGCAGGCGAGGGCCACGGCTGTGCATCTTCGCCAAGTGCATCTTGCATTGCCTCGACCACGTCCGACCAATAATCTTCCACGATGCCGAGCGGACGACCGTCAAAGCCAAGCGGGACGCCGGAGCGCGCGCGGATGGCGTTCATCTCGTGCCAGCCGTACCAGAGTAGCCCTCGCAGCCGCTCGATCTCCTGCTGCGCGCGGTCCAGAACCTCCGCGTAACCCCCGGTCCCGTACTCCACATCAGCGCGAGCAAGGCGCTCCATTTTGGCGAGCAAGTCATCCATCACACCCTCCTATCGTCCGCTGCCCCGCAGGGCTGGTTGCTAATCGTGCGTTAGGATGCCGGCGCCGCCGCACTCCTCACACACAAGCTCACCCTCAAGGCCACAGATACCTTCACCCTCGCATTGCTCACAGGTCACTACGGCCGGCCTTTGGCAGTTCGTTCCGCCGCAGTGCGGACATTCTGTGTGTGTCAGATTACCGATCGGCCCCATCCACCGAATTCCAGTTTGGCCGCACTGGTCACAAACCATCATCTCCACTCTCCATCTCTCCATCGCGAGGGGCGGGATCACCCCGGCAAGGGGCAGGGCACCTTACGCGGACCATGTTCACCCAACCCCGCCTGGCTTTCTCGCCGTACGACGTTGGCATGAACGTTAGCATGGCGGGCGGCGGGCATCTCTCGGGCGTGCACATCCCTAGCCGCTCCATTAACCGCGCTCCTCAACCGTTCGGCTCTGAGGGCGAGCGTCCCGGCCTCTACCCTGCCCCCAGCGGGGGCGATCTCCCCCCTCCCGGTTGCTGTCTGTGGTGGGCGTGTACGGGCGCCTAAGCCAGTACCGGCCAACCCCATTCAAATCCACGAAAGCCCCACCCTCCATATCATCACAGCCGCCCCCAGCAAAATCAACCACACCAGCACGGCACAAACGACCTCAAATACCGTCCAGCAAGGGGCGTAGCTGTAGTTATCGCGGAGGGCGTCGAATAGGTAGCGCATAGCCATAACTCAGTTCCTGTGTTGTCCGATGGGAAGCCGCTGCGTTGCGATGCGGTGAGCAGCGTGGCGTCGTGCTGCGAGGCGTCGCGGCGAGCAGTCATGAGTTCGTTTCATTCCGCAGTGTCAGCCGATCAAGCATCCGCTTGGCGGTTATCCCGACAGGCTCCGGCCGGTCGGGCGCAGCACCGTTCTTCGGTTGCGCTTTCTCAGATGCCAGATGCTCAATCAGGCCCAGCGTGGAGATTTCGCTGTAGGCCTTGCGCGTCGCGTCAGGCGGCATGTCGTTCGCACGCGATACCGCCTGACGGATCTGCTTGGCGCTGCGCGTCGCCTTGCGGCGAATGCCGCTGCGCGCATGTTGTCCGACATAGTGAGCTTCGCTCGCCGCCACGCGCCGCAGGCCAACCGACCGTTCGGTCCCGAACAAAATGCCGTGCTCCTTCAGGACACGAGCACGCGCAGAGGCCAGAAGATGGCGGACGTGCCGCACATCGCGGCCAATGACCTTCGACAGATCATCGTATGTGATCGTCTCTTCGATGGACACCTCACGAAGCCGTTCGACAAGCGCGAGGGTTTCGGGGGCTACTTCAAGGTCAATCATTCATGCCTCCTATGAGCGTTGCGGTGCGTGGCGATGCGCTGCGGGGTGAAGCGTAGCGGCGCAAAGCGACGCGTTGCGGGGCGTTGCGAAGCGAAGAGCCGCGGTGCGCTGCGGTGGAAATCACGCCACCAACTGCCGGCGGTCATTCCAAACCAGCTTGTCCAGCCGGAACCGACCATTCGTCCCGCCTCTCTCAGGACGAAAGCGGCCAAGACCGATGAACATCCCGGCAATCTGAAGCATTTCACGCAAGACGGCCTCCGTGATGATTGGGTCCAAAATGATGACCTCAAACTCGGCAGACCATTCTGGCATGATCGGAAACCTGCGCGAGACGCGAGCCCCAGCACCGCGAATACCGTTAGCATTTGCGCTGATCGTGACGGACTGAACGTCATTTGGGTCAATGCTTGTCGGGACGTCCTCTAAAAAGGTGATGCCGCTCTCAAATTTCTTCGTCCAAGTCGCCTTCCCCTGCCCCGGGATCTGCTTCTTACTGTATTTCGCAGCAGCGGCGAGGCACTGGTGCATCCCGTGGGCGGGTATCACCACCATGGCCCCGTCGTCGGACAGGTTCATTTTATGCCGCCACGTCCTGATGTCGTGGTCGTCTTTGTTCTCGCCTTCATACATGGGTTCCGTATGCTTGCGTGATTGGGAATAGGGCGAGATGCCGACGATCCTTACATTTGCAGATGAGATATCCATTTCATTTTCCTATGAATAGCGTTGCGTTGCGATGCATCGCGGGGCGTTGCGGGGCGTTGCGGGGCGTTGCGGGGCATGTCATCCGTCCGCCTATGCCTCCACTATCACAAGCCCGCCCTTCGGAACCGGCACCTGCTGCGCCTCAGCACTCCCGGCTATTGCCAGTGCAGCGATGCCGAGCATGGTCGCAAGCATGACCGCATTGGCGATGGCGTTCTGAATGCGTTCGTTCATAACTCCCTCTCAATGTAATCGGCGATATCAGAGAACGGGGCGCCCTTGTCATTCATGTTGGAGAGATACACTGCCTCTTCGCGATCGAAGTCGATATGATCACAGACCGAGACCGGGATCATTTGGGCGGCGTCCGAGCCATCTGCTGCTGCTCGCCAATGCCACATATCTTTATCGACGTAGGCTTGCCATCGCCACTCCGGCACTTCGTCCTTGATGATCTCGGACAACACGCCAAGGCAGCAGTATTCGCCATTACGGCGTAGGTATTTCTGGCCTTGCTTGTACTCGCCGGATCGGAGGGCGGTCAGCCAACGTTGTTTGATGTCAGGGTTCATCACTCCACCTCCACACTCTGAACTTCAGGTAAAGGCCACGGCTCTGGCTCGTCGTCCGAGAACCAAGCCAGTAGCCGCTCAAGTTGCCATTGCTTTTCGGCGTCCCTCGCGGCGTTCCCTGCGAGGCCCCACGTGGCGTCCCTCGTGGCCATCGCGGCGGCCCTCGCGGCCCTTGTGGTGGCCCACGCGCTCCACACGGCGGCCGCCGCGGCTCTCGCGGCTTCCCACACGGCGCCTCTTGCGGCGCCCCACGCGGCCCACGCAGCGTTTCCTGCGGCGTCCCTCGCGGCCCACGCGGCGACCCTCGCGGCGTCCCTCGCGCCCCACGCATCGCCCCTTGCCTCCCACGCGGCGTCCCCGGCATCGGCCAACGTGGCGACATCTATCTCACCGACTGCAAACGCGCGTGCCGCAATGATGACATTACGTGGCCTCTGGTCGTTTTCGACCGTCGTTTCAAAGACATGCAGAACGTGCGCGGCGACATCCGCCATCCACATGCGCAGACGCCGCTCAACATCCTTGTCGTTACGAGCAACCTTCGACGCAACCCACACCAAGTCATCAAAGGATGCCCCCGCCTGATACGCTTCAGCGGCCGTGATCTGTCCGCGCTTGGGCAACACAGGCGCCAGCTCCGCCATCCGGCCTCTGCAAGGCTTAAGCTTGCGCAATTGTGTCAGTGTGATTGCAGGAGCCATTACGTAGTCTCCACGCTCTGGACTTCAGGTAACGGCCACGGCTCTGGCTCGTCGTCCGAGAACCAAGCCAGTAGCCGCTCAAGATGCCATTGTTCTTCGTCGGCCCACGCGGCGTCTCTCGCGGCGCCCCTCGCGGCCTTCGCGGCCCACACGGCGGCCCTCGCGGCGTCCCTCGCGGCCCACGTGGCGGCCCTCGCGGCGTCCCTCGCGGCGTCCCTCGCGGCCCACGTGGCGGCCCACGCGGCGGCCCTCGCGGCGTCCCTCGCGGCGTCCCTCGTAGCGGCGTCTATCTCTCCGGCCGCAAAGGCGCGCGCCGCGATGATAGCATTGCGTGGCCTCTGGTCGCTGGGGGACTTCTGTTCGTACAAGTGCATCACGTGCGCGGCGACATCCGCTATCCACATGCGCAAACGCCGCGCGACATCCTTGTCGTTACGAGCAACCTCCGACGCAACCCACACCAAGTCATTGAGGGATGCCCCAGCCTGATACGCTTCAGCGGCCGTAACCCCCCTGCGTTTCGGAAGGGCGGCCTCCATCGCAGCAAGCCGGTTGCTGCAAGGCTCAAGCTCGCGCAGTTGTGCCAGTGTAATTGCAGGGGCCATTACGCAGTCTCCAGACCGAGAAGAGCCACAAAATCTTCCTGACAAGGTGCGTGGCAATGATGCAGCTGGCGCCAAATGGCGAACTCAAGCGGGCCAGCCCGAAATTTAGTGCCGTCAGAATGCGGGCCACACCGGGATAGCGCACCATGCCCCCAGAGACTCACGGTCAGGTTCCCGTCGTCGTCCGATGAGATGACAAGACGTTCCCGCTTGTCCCGGTCGCCTTTGCCGTTGTCGATCTCGACATACGACAGTTTTGCGGTTGGGTCTGACCGATCGAACACGTACCAGACGGCGGTAACGTCGATGGTGCTACCGTAAACCGTCACCTCCTCGGCGAAGTGAAGGTCGGTGCCTCCGTAGGCCAGATCTGATCGGGAGACGTACTCTTCAGTGGGCAGACCCATTGGTTCCTCCGTCGCGTTGATGGAAGGGAATATGAATTACGTTCGTAAGGCCGTCAAGCGCCGATACGAATAAAATTCATTTTTTCGCAGCATGGGCCGCCCTTGACCCTATACGGCATTTAATTCATATTCGCCGGCATGGTGAAGAACCCCTCACACCCACTAGCCCGTTTCCGCGCGGCGCAGGAGCTGACGCAGGCGGACGTAGCGGCGGAAGTCGGCGTGACGCAGTCGGCCGTGTCTCATTGGGAGGCAGGAAGGTTCCCGCGTCGAGCGGCCCTCGCCCGTTTGATAGAGCTCAGTGGGGGCGCGTTGTCTCCGGCTGACTTTCTTCCCCGTTTTGGGGCGCAAGATGCGCCAGACCTGATCCAGGAAGACGGGACATGACCGGTAGCGCGGCATGAGCGGTCAGGTGCGGTGAAGGGTTTGGCTGCACCGTGAAGCCGCGACGAAGGGCGTCGGCGCACTCGAGGAAGCGAGTTTGGTGATGACCCTACAATGGCTCAACGCAGCCGCCTCCGGCGTGTTTGTCTACGTCCTTGCCTGCTGGCTGGTGTCGCTTCTGTATCTCGCCTGCGTTGTCCTGTCGGGCCAGATGCATCCGCGGCGGGACATCTCGACCGGCGTGATGGTGACGGCGTTCGTGATCCACGTCCTCACGGCGCCGGCGTGGGTGCCGGTGGCGGTGCACAAGGCTTGGCGGATGGTGGGGCGGTGAGTGTCTACTACAACGAGATTGGGCATGCACAGCATGAACGATAAGCACAAGACCCGCGCCAGCAGAGAAAAGGGCGTCCGCACTGAGCGCGCCGTGGTCCACCTGCTGCAGGCCCACGGCATTGACGCCCGCCGCACGGCCCCTCTCCAGACCTACGCCCCAAACGACGAGGGCGACGTCGAGGCTGACATCGCCGGCCACAAGCGCCGGCTTGAAGTCAAATGCCGGGCGAGTGGCTTTAAGCAGATTTACGAATGGTTGGACGGCAACGATGTCTTGATCCTCAAGGCCGACCGAAAGCCCATGCTCGTGGTGCTAACAGCTGAAGATGCGTTGGAGATGATCCGCGCTATGGAGAAGCCATGACAAGGGTAGAGAAGATCGGCGATTGCACGCTGTATCTGGGCGATTGCCTGGAAATACTGCCGACGCTGGGGGCTAGGTCGATAGATATGATATGGACAGACCCACCTTATGGGCATTCCAACCACAACGGCGACTGGAACGCCAGACTTAATGAGTCTCGCGGCATCGAAGGGCGCCCTATCATGAACGATGACGCGGGGGCAATGCGACACGTTGTCAATGGGATGCTTAATGCGGCCGTTTCTTTTCTAAAGAGCAATTCTTGTATCTGCTGCTGCTGCGGCGGCGGCGGCGGGCCTAGGCCGACGTTTGCATGGGTTGCCGAACGGCTTGATAGAGATGGATTAACGTTTTTTCACTCAGTGATATGGGACAAGCTAAACCCCGGTCTCGGATGGCGGTATAGACGGCAACACGAGATGGTAATGATCGCTCATGTTGCAAACGGGCAATTATCGTGGGCGAACCCAAACGTTGCCACGCGCAATATTGTCTCTATGATGCCGCCAAGAGATAGGGTCCATCCCAATGAGAAGCCCATCCCACTCATTAGCCATTTTTTACGGTTGCATACTTCGGGTAATCAAACTGTGCTCGACCCCTTCATGGGTTCCGGCACCACGGGTGTTGCTTGCGTCAAAGAAGGCCGCAAATTCGTCGGCATAGAAATCGAGCCGAAATATTTCGACATAGCGTGCCGTCGGATCGAGGAAGCCTACAAACAGCCGGATATGTTTGTAGCCGAGCCTGCGCCCAAAGCTGTGCAGGAACCGCTGATATGACCCACGCCAGCAGGCTCATGCTTGTGGTGCTAACAGCTGAAGATGCGTTGGAGATTTTGTCATGTGGCAAGAAATGACGCCTGACGAGCGCGCGGGCTGGTGTTTGATGCGCCATAAAGCGGGTTTGTCTTTTACCGATATCGGTCGAGAGCTCAAGACAACGCGCAATGCCGTTGCGGGCACACTTTGGCGTCTTCAAAGGAGGCTTTGGGATATGAGCTTTGAACAGGAACTGATCGATAAGGCAAGGGAACGTAAGCGCAGGCTCTTCCCTGCCACATACCATAATCTTCTTAAGGTTCAGGAACGCGAACCTGAACCAGAGCCGGACATGGTTGACGAGAAGCCTGCGCCGACAAAACGCCAACGGCTGCCTCCGTTCAGGTCGCCCACCGTAGAAATCTATGGTGCGACACACCGCAAGGTCATTGAAGCCGCCGCCAAACAATTTGACATTACGCCGCACGCCATCTTGAGTGCCGGACGATGGAAGCATTGGTCAAAGGCGCGGCATGTGTGCTGCTACATCCTGAGAGAGTACTACGGCCGGACGTATCCGCAGATCGGCGCAACTTTGCGAAAAGACCACTCAAGCGTGATCTATGCCTGCCGCAAGGTGGCAGAGATGGCCAAGGAAGATGAGACCTTCCGAGGTGAATTGAACGCAGTTCTTATCGAGCTTGGCCATGACCCCGTTTGAACGTTTCGGCATCACCCACCTGTCGCCGTCGTCCTGCAACCTGTTCTGCGCGGCGCCGGCTCTGTGGGTGCAGGAGCGCCTGCTCGGCAAGCGCGCCGCCGTCGGCGCCGCTGCACACCGTGGCAGTGCGGTTGAGGCCGGTGTGATGGCTGGGCTATATGGCGAGGACGAACAGCGTGCTATCGATATCGCGCTCGGCGAATTCGACAAGCGCACCGCCCTGTCCGGCGGCACACGCAAGGACAAGGAGCGCGACGGCATCCCGGACATGGTGCGGATCGGGATCGAGACAATGAAGCCGTGGGGCAAGCCCACGTCAACTCAGCAGTGGGTCGAGTGGCAACCGGACGGTCTCAGCGTCCCGATCAAGGGCATTTACGACGCCTATTATGAGGACACCAATACCGTCCTCGATTTGAAGACTACACACAAGATGCCCAGCGAGATCAAGGCGAGCCACGCCTACCAAGTCGGGTTCTATCTCGGCGCCTTCGGCGACAACGCCTGCGCCGGCCTTGCCTACGTGACGCCCAAGAAAGGGCAGGTGATGCGTTTGGAAAATGGCCGGCGGCACCGGGATGCGCTGGCCGTTATCGCGCTTACCATTCAGAACTTCCTGTCGTTGTTCGAGACTGCCGAGGAGGCGGCGCGCGTAGTCGCGCCCGATTACGATAGTTTTTATTACAACGACCCCGAGACACGCCGAACGGCTTATGAAGTCTTCGGCATGTGACCGTGCGCGACGGCATCGCGTAGCAATGGAGAAATGAACAATGGCACTTGGTTTCAATGGTGGTGACAGCGGTGACATCAAGCCGATCATCAAGTTCGATGCAAAAGCCGGGCGCATGTATCGGATCGACCGGCAAGACGGCGAGAACACCGAAACAGACCTGACCGGCAACTTCCACGCCGTCTTCGACTTTGAGAACATCGAAGTCGGTTGGGCACTCTTCGCGCCCAAAACGGCGCCGCAATGGCGGCTGAAGACACTGGATCAGGTTAAAGCATCCGGGTTCCCGGCTTGCCCCGGCGACGACTGGAAACAGGCCTTTCGCATGATGGTGAAGTTGTCTGGCGACGGCGGCGTGCGGGAGTTCGGGTCGGCCTCCATGATCCTTCGAAACACCATGAACGCGCTCCATGACGAGTATGAAGAGCGCGACGAAGCGAACGCAGACAAATTGCCTGTGGTCAAGCTGGACGGCACCACGGCCATCAACGGTCAGCATGGGCGCAATTATGCACCGAACTTCAAAATCGTGAAGTGGGTGCCCCGCCCTGCGGACCTCGTCAGCGGCGCCAATGCCACGGAGGCGGACGACACGCCCCCTTTTGACGCCGCCCCGCCGTCGCGCGGGTCGAGCAAAATGGAACCGGCTACGGCTGACGTGGATCTGGAGTTCGGATGATGGATGAGATCGAACAAATCGTCGTCACATTCGACGATGTCATTAATGACAGGGCGTCATACGTTGACGTGGTTTTTTATAACGGCGAGATGCAGACGGTCAATCTGTCGGACCACGAAGCCAGTATCATCAAGGAACTGGTGATGGCCACCATCGCAAAAGGCTGACAGCGACCCGACCCCTGACTGCCATCGGGGGTCGGGCCTACACTCAGAACACAAACGCCAAGGGGCGGGCCGGTGCGGATGGATGCGACCGCAGAAGATAACTTGTGCCCGGATGAGGCAATCATTCTGCGGCATGTCGAGATGTTGCATGGCGGCGTGACTGGCGGGCTGCCGTGGGAATGCCGCTGGCATGTTACGCTCGCCGACACGCGCACAGGCGCCCTCAATCACGGACTTTCCTTCGGACTGGATCAGCTCGAAGACGGTGCCGCATACATGGCGCAGGGGAACGCGCAGAACGGCGCTAGCGGCTATATCTGCGGTGCCCTGCTTTCTCCCGACATGCCCGCCACCGGCCGCGCAAGGGACGCGCATTTCGCCGGTAGCATGTGGGTATGGGCCGACCTCGACACTACTGAGGCCGTCAGCAGCGCAAAAGAGCGATGGGAGGCCGCGCCGCCGTCGCTGGTCGTCATTACCGGCAAGATCCCGCACACACGCATCCAGGCATGGTGGCGCCTGACCGAGGCCGCCACCGACATGGACTGGATGCGGGCGGCGCTGAACGGCATCTGCGACGCCCTCGACGGCGACAGCATGGTGACGAACCCCACCAGCCTGATGCGCCTTGCCGGCACTGTCGCATGGCCGTGGAAGGCCGAGCGGCAACCGGAACTGACACGGCTGTCACCGCTTTATCAATCCGGTCGGCAATACGACCCGGACTTTCTGACGCACGTTTTCCCGCCCACTACAAACCGCCCGCGCACGCACCGCGCGCACGTCGATTACAGCGGTCCGGTACGAGAGACAACCAGCCTTGGTTTTGAGGGGCGGTACATAGACTACCGGCACAAGTACGCACGGGATCTCGTCTATGCGCGGTTCGCGTCTTACGCCGGCGAACATGGTGCCGTGCCAAGCGCGGACGAGCTCTTCGAAGACGTGTGGGAGACCTATCAGCGTCAAGTGAACATGGAGCGAGAGGGGAAGGCGGGTGAAGACTACGTGCGCTATATGTGCCGTTACACGGTAGAGCGGTTTGAGCGCGGGCACCTGCAAGGCCTGACAACGCTTGAGGACCTGGTCAGACAGGATCAGGAATACCGACGGGCGTACGAAGAGGCGAAGGCGGCGGGGGCGAAGGAAAGTCCAGAGGACGAGCCTCCAGTCGCGAATGAGATTACTGCGACCGCATATAAATGGCGTGACCCTAAAGCCATTCCGCCGCGCCCGTGGGTCTACGGCAAGATCCTTTTGCGGCGGTACGTAACGCTAACAGTCGCGCCCGGCGGGCTTGGCAAGACGAACCTTTGTATGGCCGAAAGCGTGTCGCTGGCCGCTGGCAAGCCCATTCTAGGTGAGGAAATGCCGGAAGGTGCACAGGGCGCCTGGTATCTCAACCTTGAGGACAGCGACGACGAGAACGAGCGCAAGATTGCTGCAATCCTCAAACACCATGACGTGCAGCCGGCAGAGGTCGATGGGCGGCTGTTCATTGACAGCGGGCGTGGGCGGGAGAAGCCGATAGTCATTGCCGAAGAGACAAAAAACGGCGTCGTGATCGTCCGCCCGCTGATGGACGCCATCATTGCCGAAATGAAGGCAAAAAACATTACGGCCCTTTCTGTTGACCCGTTCGTGAAGTGCCACCGGGTTAACGAGAACGACAACAGCGCAATCGATGCGGTCGCCCGCGAATGGGTGCGGGTAGCCGATGAGGCAAACGCAGCAGTGCAACTCGTTCACCACGTACGTAAGGGTAACGGCGCACACCGCTCAATTACCGCTGACGACGGACGGGGCGCAGCAGCCCTCAAGGATGCAGCTCGAATTGTCCGTACTCTTAATGGCATGTCGGACGAGGAGGCGGAAAAGTTCGGCGTCGGGTTGGACGATGCCGAGCTTTTCTTCCGACACACCAGCGCCGAAGGGAAGGTCAACCTGACCCGCCGGACACGTGTCCCGACATGGTATCGGTTGGTTTCTGTCGGGCTCGGCAACGCCACCCTTGTGCATCCGGAAGACGAAGTGGGCGTGGTCGAGTTGTGGACCCCGCCGCAGCCCTTTGAGGGCGTCGATGTCGGCGATCTGCAAAAGGCACTGGCCGAGGTTGAGCGGGTTAACGCTCCGCCGGTCTGGAAAAATACCGCCGAAGAAAACAAGCCATTTACCGCTGAAGGCGTGGTTGCCAACGAACTTGGTATCGAGTTCGCACACGCCAAACGGCTTCTTGGAAGCCTGCATCACAAAGGCGCCGTCACCTATGAGATGGTGCACGACAGCAAGAAGGGCCGTGGGAGAAGACAATTAAGGGTTGTGTGGGATCACGACTTCTGGAAGCCGGATGAGGTGCACAAATGACACCTGAAAACGGATACCCCGTTAGCGCCCCCATTAGTACCCCATTAAGCCCCGTTAAAAACCCCCCCGTTACCCGTTTGCCTAAAGGTAACGGGGAATGGGGTGGGGGCACCCCATACGCCCCCCGTTACCCGGGCGGTGCCCCGCTTAAGCGGGGCCCGCTCCGGGTAACAGGGGGCTTCCCCATTCCCATGCCCGTTACCTTGAGCGCGAACGGGGCACAACCAAAGAGGTGTGTAAAATGAAGATTGAAGAGACCATGGTCGCGTGGGTGCCAAGACACCTTAAGAGCCCCGGTCTTGTCTCTGAAGGCGACATGCCGCCAGGGGCGATAGCTGTCGGCCCTTGGCCAGATCGAACAGGATGGACTGATCCTTATTTCATGACGGACGGGGCTTGCATGGTCGAGTGGCGCAAGCTGATCAAAGACGAGGGTGAGTGGGCGGCGGTCGCGTTCACGTTCATCATTTGGAATACAGCGGTCGGTAGGGACGGCATAGATCCGCAAGACGCGCACAATGCGTTCTTGAAAATAGATGAATATGCCGAACGGTGTTCCCCCGACATGAAAGGCGCGCGCGGCGGCGGCGGTCTCCCATGACCTGGTACACCACCGAAAGCGGTTGCCGTCGCGGTCGGGCTTTCACGGACGGCCTCGAAGCCCTTGGTCAGGAGATGGACCGCAAGTGGGGCATCGGGCGCCTGCGGTTGCTGGTGTCTGCCGACCTGCGCGCAAAGTTCGACCGCCAGCTTGCCAAGACACAGCACGCCATCGTCAGCGGCGACAGCGACGCACTGGAGCGCGAGGTGCAGCGGATGGAAACCGCCTGGCGCACGCTCGACCGGCTCGCGACCGAGGCGGGCCACGATCCTCTCGCCCCCGAAGTCTGGGAGGTGCCGGTCGGTACGGGCGTGGTGGCCGTTGTGCGCAACCAGGTCGAAGCGTTACACGTGCGTGCCGAGGGGCGCGACGTGACGGTCTACACGCTGGAGGAGCTGGTTGCCTTGCTGGACGCGTTGCCGGGCGTGGCAGCGGTCAAGGAGCATTTCGAGGGGGCAAAGGTGCTGGCGGCGCGGGAGCACGTGCCGTTGCAGCCGGAGCCGTGGGCAACGGAAGGGGGCGCGCAGAATGTCTTCGGTGCGGGTTGAGATGGGGCGAGCGGGGCGAAAGCGAAAGATGGGCGAGCGAGAGGGCAACGGCCGCATCAGTCGTGCGCTGTATCACGAGGACGAACGCAAGGTGGCGCTCGACGCACGCCGCAGGGTGTTCGGCCTCACCAAGAAACAGGCGGAGCACGAACTGGCGGGGACGCTCGTCGGTCGGCTCGCCCTGCAGGGCTACCTGTGCCCGGGCGATGCCGAGCAGATCAAGCGCGGCGAGCGCATGGCGCAGACCGCTGTCGAGTTCGCGAACCTGTACCGCGAATACCAGACCGTGCTTCAGGGGCCTTCAGAGCCCCGTACAGTGGCCTTGGAGAGGTCGCCGGTAGGGTACCCGCAGGAAGACCTTACCGCTTATCAGCGGGCAATTGTGAGTCGTTGGGAGGCTGTCTATGAGGCACTGGCACCGTACCGGCTGTGCTTCGATGCCCTGCTTGACGTAGCGGTTCATGAGGAGTGGCCGGACGAGTACGGGCTTATCAACCTGCGGCTGGGGATCAACCGGCTTGCGAGATTGTGGGGGCGGTAATGAGTAAGCGGGATTTTGTGGTGCGCTTTTTAGTTGCGTTGGTTATTTTGGGGTTGTGGTTGTCGTTGATGACGGTCGCCTTGAGCGTTAAGGACCAACCCCGCCTCCCCGAAACAACGTTGTTGAAAACCGATAGGTCAGTGACGTGCCGCTAGACATTTCGCCCATGTCGTGTCAGAAATGCATCGTCGCGAGAGTTGCAACAGACCCTCGGGCCAGCAATGGCGCCAAGGGTTTTGCATTAAGGGGCCTTGCTGCATGGCAACTGAGAACCGCACGAGCAACTGGCTGATGGCGTGCCATGATTTCGCGGCCAGCGAGGGTCTGGTTTGGACGATCTGTCTGAATGAGGACGGGCCGACCGATTGGGAATGCCACTTTCAAGCGTCAAGCGGTGTCTCGTTTTGGGATACGGAGCCCGCGCACGACAAGGAAAAAGGCGGTTTGTGGGAGGATTGGCGGCATCATATCGTTGATCGCCTCCGCCGGAAGTACGGCAAGGCGCTTGGTGAACGTCAGACGCGACTGGTCGGCGACAAGGCGTTGGCGAGGCGTGCGGCATGATGAAGGTCATTCGGAACGGCCATGCTGTGTTCGTTGGCGATGCTGTTGTTACTGTGCCGGAGGGGCACGTGGCCTTTGTGGATGACGGCACCGTCACCGCGCCGGAATCTCCGCCAGCTATTCGTCAGGACGTTGACGGCGGCGGCTGGCAGGCAACCGGCCGTCAGGGCAACGCTTCACGGACCGGCTGGTATCCGACACGAGAGCTTGCCGCGCGCGCTGCAGCGCTGGTTGGGAGGTGAGTGATGATTGATTGGCTCATGGGGCAACTGGGCGTTACCGCCTATATCGAGCGGAAGATGGCTGAGGGCGAAAAGCGCGCGACCGAGGCGATCGAAGAACGTATCAACGATGCCATTGCCGAGGTCGAGGAGGCGATCGAAGAACGTATCAACGATGCCGTTGCCGAGGTTGAGGAAGTCGTTGAGGGTTTCGAAGACACTGCCAAGATGGCCGGCGACCAGCTGATCAAGAACACGGTGCAGCTCGCCGAGCATGAAAAGCGGATTGAGGCTGTCGAGCGGCGGTTGCGGTTGACTGGCGGTTCGGTCCTCAATCGGCCAGAGCCTTAAGCGCAAGGGCGAGGTAGGGAGGGATAGACCGCTCCCCGCCTTCCCACCGCTGGACGGTGCGCAGGTCGATACTGAGTGCAGTAGCAAGCTCGGCCTGTGTGAGGCCGAGCCGCTTGCGGGTGGTGACTAGGTCGGTGGGGGTCATTCGGTGGAGTTCAGCTGCTCGCACTTGGCTGTGGCTTCGGCGAGCGCCCGAGTGAAGGCCGTATTCGTCCCTTTGGCGCTCAGGTTTTCCCATGTCTGGACCACCCGGACCACACCTTTGGCGCGTTCGGATATCATAGGGGCCTGTGCAACGCCTTCTTCGACTTCCAGGATTGCCACCCGGCGGTATTGCCCCTTGCAGCTACTTGGCATCTTGGCGGAGCTGTGCTGAACGATGTAATGCGTATTGGTCATTGGTCTGCCTTCAGTTGTGTGGTGGTGGGGGATCATTGGCTGATCGCCGCCCGAAGCGCTGCCTCAAACTCTTCGCGGGTGAAATCTACTTCACCGCCGGCTTCCTCGATCTCGTCGGTTATGTCTGCGTAAGCTGCGCGGATGTTGGTCGCTTCACTGGTCAGGCCGATGCCGCCATCGCGGAGCATTTGGATTGCGTCGTCTACGGTGTAAAACATCTGTCTGTCTCCCTGTTCGATGATTTGAATATATGGCCATTGGCCGTATGATGCAAGGGGTAAGGAGGGAAAAAATGAAAGGCTCATGCAAGGGTAAGGGCTCCAAGCGCGGCGGGAAGTCGGGCAAGGGCGGGAAGAAGTAGGCTATGCCGCGCGGTCGGTTCTACGTGTACCGGGTCTTCGACGACGACGGCACGGTTTACGTAGGCAAAGGCACTGGGCGTCGCGCCAAGCTATCCGCAGTTCGCTTCGGCGCAGATCATGAGATCATAGCGTGGTGCCGTAGCGAAGACGATGCGTTCCAGCGGGAGCAAAAAGCCATTGAAGAGATGGCGCCTCGTGAGAACAAAAATCGGGGCGGCGCCGGTGGGCGTTGCCGTAAGGCGCCTCGCCGTCGTTTTCGTTGGGAGGTGGAGATCGAGCGGGAGGGATCGCGCCGGTATTGCGCGAAGTTCCTTTTGTCTCGCGATCTTCGCAGCGTAATCCCGCCATCTGAAGTGGAAGGGTTTAGACAACGTCTGCAGGAGGTTGTTGATGGCCCGAGGGTATAAAACAGGCGGCCGGCAGAAGGGCACGCCGAACAAGGTGTCAGCCCTGCTTAAGGACCAGATTCTAGAAGCGGGTGCGAAAGCGCACCCTGAAGGCATGGTCGGCTATCTGACGCAGCAGGCAAACGACAACCCGGCGGCGTACCTTTCCCTGTTGGGTAAGGTGCTCCCGACGCAGGTCAGCGGCGACCCTGACGGCGCCCCCATTACCGTCACCATCAATCGCTTCACCGATGCTGACGATGCTGACGAAGCGTGACGGCTACTGGGAGCCGGACTACAATGACCGGCCGATGGCGCAGCAGGATCACCGCGTGCTTGATGTGCTTTTGGACTATACGCCCGGGCGCCATACGGCGGTGACGGTCGGAGCCAACGTCGGCCTGTACGAGATGATGCTTGCCCGGGAGTTCGACCGCGTCATCGCGTTTGAACCGGTGCATGAGACGTCGCGCGCTCTGGCCCGCAACACCGAGGGTGCGGACAACGTCTTCGTGATGCAGGCGGCCGGCTGGTCGACTTATGGCTCGCTTGCCATTCACAGGCACCACTCGATGCGCTGTGGTCGCAATCGTGCGTGTGGCGAGGGTTTGGTGCCGGCGCTGCCGGTGGATGCGCTACGGCTGGATGAGTGCGACCTGATCCTCATTGACGTCGAGGGTGGGGATTTTGAGGCGCTGAAGGGTTGCAAAGGGACAATGGTTCGGTGCAAGCCAGCCGTTGCACTGGAGGTCGAGCACCTTGCGCGTGAGGCAGGGACGATCAACGACGTGCTTGACTGGCTGCCGCTCGTTGGCTATCGAGTAGCGCGCAAGATGACGCGGGATTTGGTCATTGTCCCTGACTGTGATTGATATCGTCGCCCTCTACTGGCCCGGCGGTTACTGGACGCCCGAATATCTGAGACATCTCGTTCGTCAGCTATCGGCGCACACCACACGTGATTGGCGTTTTACGGTGTTGCACCCGCCGGATGCGGACGTGCCTGCGGAGACCGAAGGCAAGCCCATCAGGGCGGTGCCGCTTGAATGTCCATGGCAGGTGCGGGCGACCGATAAAAACGGCGGGTCGCGTCCTTACCGCTGCTATTCCAAGCTTGAGGCATTTCGCGATGATCTCGGCCTGGGTGACAACGCTATCCTGGTGGATCTGGACATCTACGTGATCGCCGATATTGACGATGTCATGGCACACAGCACCGACTTCGGCGCTCGCCCGCCGTGGAGCCCGCACGCAAAATGGCAGACGTCGTGGGTGATGTATCGGCCGCGCAAGTGTCACGACATCTGGGCGAAGGCGAAACGTCTCGGCCCGGGTGGTCTGAAGCGCGATTTCCCGCCGCTGAATGGGCGTGGCGATCAAATGTTCCTCAGCCACATGCGGCCGAAGGGAGAGCAGCTTAACAAAACGTTCCCCGCTACGTTTCAGTCATACCGGCTGAAGTGGCGGCGGGAAAAGGGTGCCGCTGGCCGGATACTGTTCGCGCACGGCGCCGACAAGCCGCACTTGGACGGTGACCCGTCTAACGCGGCGACATGGACTCCGAGGAAGTCATGAAAGCGCCAGAATTCGACCTGCCGCATTATCCTTATACGGGCGGGATGTCGCCCGAAGACGCTGACGTGTACCGAGTGCGGTGGTGGCGTGAGCGTTGGGGCGACGCGGACCTGCCGATCGAGGCGGGCGCCCCGCTCGACGCGCTCCCGTGGGGGTTGCGGGATGCGCTGATGTATATCCGGCACCTGTCCGCGCGGATTGATGAGCTGGAACGGAAGCTCGGCGAGCAATGACCATCCCCCTTGTCCTGATTTGTGCGGCCCCGCGCACGGGGACCAATCATCTGTGCCGTGTTCTTAGCGGCTTTGATCGCCTGAAGGTCCGCACCGAGGTATTCGCCCGCGATGTGGCGTTTTCGATGGACCCCGGCGACATCCGGGCGTTGATCGACATCACGGGCTGTCAGGTGCCGATCGACCCGGCTAGCCCGACCACGACGCAACTGGTCTATGACGAGCCGTCGGCCACGATCTGCGCGCTGTGGCGCACGCGGGCGCCGGAGCACAAGGCGTTGACCATCAAGCTGTTCGGCTATCACCTGCCGCGCGGTTGGACAAAAGGTTATCTAGAGGCTGGCGCGGTGCCGTTGGTGGTGAAGCGGCGCAAGATCGATGCTTACGCCTCGAAGCGCAAGGCGCAGCATCTCCAGCAATGGACGCATGCGGACACTACGCTGCTGCAGGTGACGGCGGACGTGCGGGATTATGAGTATTGGAACGCGCGGCATGCGGATTGGTATGCGCATGTTGAGAGCGTTGGCATTCACCCGTTCCATCTTGATTATGACCGCGACATCAACGTGCCGGTGCCTGAGCTGGTTGATCGTTTGACGCAGACGCTGGGCGAAGCGGTTGACCTCGGCCCGTGGCGTGAAGTGCGCGGGCTGCCCAAGCAGGACCGCAATGTCAGGGTCGAGGACAAGATTGCGAATTGGGATGAGTTTGCTGCGGCTCTCGAGGAGCGCGGCCTTCTGGACGACGCGTTCGGGACGTTCTGATGAACATAGCCCTGCCGCATCAGTGGCGGCCGCGCGATTATCAAATGCCGGCATGGAGGGCGCTGGAGCGCGGGTGCAAGCGCGCTTTGCTGGTGTGGCATCGCCGCTCGGGAAAGGACGACGTAGCGTTAAACTGGACGGCGACGCAAGCTTTGATGCGCCCCGGCGTTTATTGGCACATGCTCCCGGAAGCTAACCAAGCGCGTAAGGCGATTTGGGACGCGGTTGACCCGCACACGGGCAAGCGTCGCATTGACAGGGCGTTTCCGCCGGAATTGCGCGAGAGCACACGCGACCAGTTTATGCAGGTTCGCTTCCGCAACGGGTCTGTCTGGCAGGTAGTTGGCTCGGACAATTACGACAGCCTCGTCGGTTCCTCCCCGGCGGGCGTCGTCTTTTCGGAATGGGCGCTGGCCGATCCTGCGTCGTGGGCGTTTATCCGCCCCATCCTCGCGGAAAACGGCGGATGGGCGCTGTTTATTACCACGCCGCGCGGCCGCAATCATGCGGCGGGCATGTTCGATACGTACCGGGACGACGAGGACTGGTTCGTGCAACGTCTGCCGGCGACCGAGACGGGCGTATTCAGTCAGGCGCAGTTGGACGCAGAGGCGCGAGGGCTGCGCGCCGAGTATGGCAAGGCCGTTGGGGACGCACTCTATCGTCAAGAGTACCTGTGTTCGTTCGAGGCGCCTGTCCTTGGCGCATACTACGCCGAATGGTTGGACGATCTGGAAGACAAGGGCGCTATCTGCAAGGTGCCTTACGATCCGAACGGCAGCCTTGTGCATGTGTCGTGGGATCTTGGTTGGTCTGATCAGACGTCGCTCTGGTTTGTGCAGCGTGTCGGTCGTGAAGTGCACGTGCTCGATTACTACGCGGGCATGGGCAAGGATCTGCAGCACTACGTGGACGCCATCTTGGCGCGGTTCCCGCGTGCGCAGCTTGGCTCGATGATCCTGCCGCACGATGCGAAGGCCAAGCAGCGTCAGACGGGGCGCTCGGACGAAGAATTTCTCCGCAATCGCGGGTTTGATACGGTGCTAGTCGGCCGGCCGCAAAACGCCGATGCGTTAATGACGGAGATTAACGCCGTGCGGCGGTTCCTGCCGCGTTGCGTGTTTGATCGCGAGCGGTGCGAGGAAGGTCTGTCGGCGCTTCGGAACTATCGCAGCAAGTACGACGAGACTCGCCGGGTTTTGCAGGGCAGGCCGGTGCATGACTGGGCTTCCCACGGGGCTGACAGCTTCCGCACGATGGTGATGGGCTGGGACCGCATCAGCGGTAGCGGCCCGAGGGTGGCCAAGCCGGTCAAGAGGCGACAGGGGGTGCCGGTTTGATGGTTGAGCGCCGCCGCATGACAGAGGACGAGCTGCATCAGCATATCCAGGATGCTGTGCAGAATGCGTACCTTTACGAGCGCGACGAACTGACGATCGATAACGCCAAGGCTATTGACTACTTCAACGGCATCATGCTGGACATCAAGGCCGAGGAAGGCCGAAGTCAGGCGGTTTCCAAGGATATTGCCGACACTATTTCCTACCTGATGCCGCAGATCATGCGGGTGTTTACGTCGTCAGACAAGCTGGCCGAGTATTACGGTCGAACGCCAAACGATGTAGATGCCGCTCGGCAGGCGACCGAATACGTTAACTACCTCTTTATGGAGGAATGCAACGGCTACCGCGTGCTCTACAACGCTTTGCACGATGCGTTTCTTCTAAGAAATGGTGTCATCAAGCACTGGTGGGATGACGCACCTGATTACGAAGTGTCGAACTACACGGCGCTTTCCGAGGACCAGATCGCGCAGATGGTCTCGGATCAGGACGTCGAGGTTCTGGAGTATTCCGAAGCCGAGCCAGAGCAGGTGGAGGCGCCAGATCCGATGACGGGTCAGCCGATGGCCATGATGGAGCCCCGGTTTGACATCAAGGTCAAGCGCAAGGTCAGCAACGGTCGGCTGTGTGTGGAGGCGGTGCCGCCGGAAGAGTTTCTGATCGAGCGTGGCGCCCGTAATATCGACGACGCGCGGTTCATGGCGCATCGTCGGCGCAGGATGCGGTCATCTCTCGTGGCTGAGGGCTTTCCGGCTGACAAGGTCGACCAAATCCCGATGTTCGGTGACTGGACGTATCGCGAGGAAGAAAGCGCGCGGCACGAAAACCGCACGCACGATCTGGCCCGGTCGGATTTGCTGGACCATGCGTCAGAGTTTGTTGACGTTTTTGAGTGTTACGCACAGTTGGACGTCAACGGCGATGGCGTGTCCGAATGGGTGCGTGTGATTGCCGGCGGAATTGCCGGGGAGAGCGTGCTTCTGGATTGGGAGGAATGGGACGACGACGTGCCATTCACGCCGATCATCCCTGATCCTGTCCCGCACCGTTGGCTTGGCCGGTCTGTGCCGGACAATGTGATGGACATCCAGCAGCAGAAGACGGTCGTTGTCCGTGCTCTGCTTGATAACATCTACATGCACAATCAGCCGACGCCGATCCTGGACGGGTCGAGCCTTGGCACGGACGAAAGCTTGGAAGCGGCTACTGTCTTCGATGGGACGCCGCTTCTGGTGACTGGTGACGTCCGGTCATCGGCGAGCTGGTACCAGATGCCGTTCATCGGCGACAAATCGCTGATGATCCTCGACCATCTCGACAACGTCCGCGAGATGCGCACCGGTATGTCCCGTGTGGCGATGGGCCTTGAGGCCGACGCACTGCAGAACCAGACGGCGGAAGCGGTCAGGGACGCGCGCGGGGCGAGCAACCAGCGTATCGAGATCTACGCGCGGAACATCGCCGAAACGGGGCTGAAGCGGCTTTTCAAGGCCCTCTACAAGCTGGTGGTGCAGCATCAGGACCGGCCGCGCATCATTCGCTTGCGGGGTCAGTTCGTCGAGATCGACCCCCGTCCATGGTCGGCGGAGATGGATGTAGCTGTAAATGTCGGGCTCGGCACCGGCTCCCGCGACCGGGATCAGGCTGCGCTTCAGACCATGGGCACGTACCAGCAGAATGTCATCCAGACGTATGGGCCGGACAACCCGATCGCGAGCCTTGAGCAGGTGCGCGAAGCCGGTGTGATGATGGCCGAGACGCTGGGGCTCAAGAACTATGAGCGGATTATTGGCTCGGAAGAGGCTATTGAGCAGTGGAAGCAGGCCCAGGCGGAAAGACCGGACCCGGCGGCTGCCGAAGCACAGGCCGAAGCGCAGCAGAAGATGCAAGAGGCTCAGCTGGATGCGCAGATAAAGCAGCAGGAGCTTCAGCAGAAAGCGCAGATGCGGCAGGTTGAGCTTCAGCAGGATGCGGAGATGCGCCGCGCGGAGCTGGCGCAGCAGGCGGAGCTTCGTCGTGCCGAGATCGCGCAAGAAATGGCTCTGAAGCGTGAGCAGATGCAGGCGGAGATTGCACTGAAGCGCGAGATTGCGGACGCGGAGATTAAGGCGAAGCGTGAGAGCAACGCCATGAACGCGCAAGTTAAGATCGGTGGTGAGCCGGGATGACAGACCCCGTTGACAACGATTTGCAGCCATCGGCCGAGCGTGTTTACCGCGAGCCGTGGTTTCAGCACTGGATCAAACAGGCTAATCAGCAGGCCCTCGACCGATTGCGCGGGGCCAAGTCGCACGAAGACCTGATGCGCGCGCAAGCGTTTCACCAAGCCGTCTTTGACATCAAGGCGGCAGTGAAAAGGGCTGGCAAGCTGTAGGAGACACAATGTCAGATAAAGAGCAGGCTGGTGGCGAGGAAGCCGCCGGCCCGACAACGTTTGACGAGGCGGTGGATCGCCTCGCCGCACAGTTTGAAGGGCAGTCCGAAGAGACCAAGCCCGAGGCTGAGGCGGCAGAAGATCCACAAACGGCCAATCCTAAGACCGACAAGGACGACGAGGAAGCCGGCAGTCCCGATGAGGACCAAGCCGAGGCATCCGAGGCGGACGACGCGGATGGGGAAGCCGATCCAGAAGACGAAGACGACCAAGCTGAAGAGCAGTCGGACTTCGTGGGCGATGACGCCCTTGTTCGCCTTGAGGACGGCACCGAAACCACGCTGGGGGAACTTAAGCGCGGTTCGATGCTACAGGCGGATTACACACGCAAGACGCAGGAGTTGGCTGACCAACGTAAGGCGACGCAAGAAGCCTATGACAAAGTCGTCAACGACTACATTCCAGGTATCGTCGAACGGTTGAAGGTTGCGAGCGAGCTGATCCAGTTCGTGCAGCCGCAGCCGCCGTCACGAGACCTGCGGTATTCCGATCCGACTGAGTTCCAACTTCAGATGGACGAGTACCGCGAGGCTATGGCGGATTACGAGCAGCGAGTGGCTGCGATCCAGCAAGGGTTGCAGCAGACGGACGACATCAAAGGCACCAAGACTGGCATGGACCTCACCGAGGCCCGGCGCCAGTTGCGGGAGGCCATTCCCGAGCTCAACGACAAGGACAAGGCCCCTTCCGTTGTCAACGGCATTGCCGAGGCAGCGCAGGCGGTCGGGTTCACGGCGGAAGAAATCGGGGCATGGCAAGACCCGAGGATCGCCCGTCTTGCCCATCTTGCTGCTAGAGCACGCAAGCTCGAAAAGGCCAAGCCCCAGGTCGCCAAGAAGACCGAGGGCAAGCCTCCGGTGCAAAAGCCGGGCAAGAGGCCAAGCCGTAAAGAACAGTCGCGGCAAGCCTACCAGGAACAGAAGAAGCGTCTGCGTCAAACAGGATCAGTGGACGACGCAGTGGAAGCGCTTATGAAGGGTGGCTTTGTAAGCGAGTAATCTACGTCGCGTCTGCAGATCCGGGATCGAAACCCTTTCTGTAAGGACGCAGCCAAATGGCACAGGTAGCAGGTACTTTTGATACCTACGGTCAGGTAGGTATCCGGGAAGACCTTGAGGATATGATCTTCAACGTCACTCCCGAAGACACGCCGTTCCAATCGATGATTGGTTCGCAGAATGTCCGCAACACGTTCCACGAGTGGCAGACTGACAGCCTCGCCGCCGCGACCATCTCTAACAAGCAGGTGGAAGGCTTCGAGTACACCTACACCGATCCTTCGGCCACGACCCGCGTGGGTAACTACACGCAGATCATGTCGAAGTCGTCTCAGGTGTCGAAGACAGCCGATGCGGTCAACACGGCGGGCCGTGCGCGTGAAAGCGCGTACCAGATCGTCAAGCGTGGGCGCGAACTGAAGCGTGATCGCGAAAAGATCATGCTTAACAACCAGGCCTCTTCGGCCGGTTTTTCCACGGCAGCCCGCCAGATGGGCGGTTTCCCGTCGTGGATGGAAACGAACGCCCGCCGGGGCGTTGGTGCTGCGGACGGCGGGTATAACACCTCAACAAAGGTGGTTGATGCCGCGACCGACGCAACGTCCGGGATGCGGACGTTTACCGAAACGCTCCTGAAGGACATGCTTCAGGACGTCTACATCAACTCGGATAGCTCGCCCCGCTATCTGTTGATGCACCCGAAGCAGAAGCGGACGTTCTCCGCCTTCACCGGCATTTCCGACCTTCGCCACGACGCGCCGACGACCGGCAATCGTCAAGCGGTGGTTGTCGCCGGTGCGGACCGGTATCTGTCCGACTGGGGGCCGTTGACGGTCATGGTAGATCGCTTCCAGCGTGCTCGCGACGTGTTCGCCGTCAACCCGGAGTATGTGGCCCGTGGCGTTCTGCGCCCGATGAGCCAAGTCAATCCGGCGGAAGACAGCGACGCTCGCAAGACCATTCTGGTGTGCGAGGAAACGCTGATCGTGAAGAACGAGGCCGCGCACGGCGTGCTGGCCGACCTCAACTCGTAAGCCAACGAGGGGCGCCTACGGGCGCCTCTCCCTTCCTTGAGGGACACATGACCGAAAAGACAGACGAGACAGCGCCAAGCGTTGTTAATGACGAGGTGCGCCGTTCGCCCGGTCGCCCGCCTAAGCCAAAAGAAACACCCGAAACGGTCGAGGTGTGGGTGCAGGTGATGAAGCCCATCACCATCGACAGCCATACCAATAAGAAGACCAAGCGCGGCGAGAAGATGCAGGTGCCGCTTTCCCGCGCTCGTGCGTGGGTGAAGGACGGCCGCGCCCGCTGGACCGACCCGAGGCCCGACATTGGCTGATGAGGTGACTCTACACCCGGCGAGCCGGAAGATCCGCACGCCGGAACAGAAGCGCAAGTACAACAACGCTCGCAGCGCCTGGAAGCAGCGCAAGGCGAAGACAGGCGACGGCGAGTGGGTGTCTCTCGGCCAGGAGTACAACCCGACAACGGGTATGCTCTATATCTGGGAGTTCAACGTTGAGACGGAGATGCTGCGTGAGACGCGGCGCTTCATGCTCAATCAGGCGCTCTTGAAACAGAACGCCGAAGAATACGCCAACAGTAATGGCAAGCGGTTCGGTGACGTTGCCAAGGTCGCGTCCCTTCCGCCCAACTTGCTGTTTTCCGACGGGTGGCGACAAGCCTATATGGAAGGCGACGAGAAGTGGATCAATCGGAAACTGAACGACCCGGACTATCAGAGACTGAGGACGTTTCACGGGAAACTCTAGGGCACGACGAGCTACGGATCTATGTGGCGGTCCCGTGCTTGGAGACGTGGGAGGCGGAAACCGCAGCTTCGTGGGCGCGGTGTCAGGCGTACACGTTTGAGCGCATTCCCAACGCCTCGTTCATGCTGGTGCAGGAACAAGGCACGATCCTGTCGAACATGCGGTCCAATCTTGCGCGTGGGGCTTTGGAGCGCGGCGCGACGCACATCCTGTGGCTCGATACCGACATGGTGTTCCCAGCCGACACGCTGATGCGTCTTTTGTCGCACAAGAAGCCGATTGTGGCGGCGAATTACTCGTCGCGACGCTGGCCGTGCGAGCCGGTGGCGAAGGAACTGGACACGCTGCATTGGATCTACACCGACCACATGTCAACTGGCCTGCAAGCGGCCGTGGCGTGCGGCATGGGGCTGATGCTGACGGAGACCAGTGTATTCACGGCCTTGCCAGAACCGTGGTTTCAGGTACTGCCGCCGGACAAGGAAGATGGCAAGCAGGGCCGCGCAGTCGGGGAAGATTTCTTTTTCTGCTATTACGCGTACAACCAGCTTGGCATTCACCCGTGGATCGATCACGACTTGTCGAAGATGATCGGCCACGTTGGTAAATTCATCTATTCGTTTGAGGAGCCGTTGCGGGATCGCCCGCTTATGCGGCTCGTCAAGAACAATCTCATGAAGCGGCCTGACAACCTCCTGCCCGAGGATCGCTTCGCCGATCTGGTCGACCTTCACAAGCGCCACTCCAAGGAAGAGCTGGAGCGGCGCATGAAGGATTACGACGAATGGATGGCGGAGAAGGAACGGGTCGAGGAAGCCAGTTGGCTTCAGGGACTGAACCAGGAGGCGTAGATGAGTGCACCGGCCACTTACTCTGACCTGAAAGACAGGATTTTGGAGTATCTGGCTGAGGCCCCGACATCTGAATACGCTAGTGACGCTGACCTGTTTATTGACCTTGCCGAAAGCCGGTTCAACGCGGACCTCGTTACGCGCAATCAGCAGGCGTCGTCATCTCTCACGCCCGACGCCAATGGCGAAATGGACTTGCCGGACGATTACGCTGCATTCGACTGGGCGACGGCGAACGAGGGCACGCGCAAGATACCGCTGACGGAAACCTCGCCTGAGTGGATGGAGGATCAGTTTCCCTACGCCAGAAGCGGCGTTGCGCAGTACATCACAATTGACGGCGATAAAATCCGTGTTCGGCCGGTCACGGGTAGCACGATAACGTTTCGCTACTACCGCACCATTCCTGCCCTATCCAGCGCTAACACGACCAATTGGCTGCTGACGAAGCTGCCGGGGCTGTATCTCTCGGCCTCGCTCTATGAAGCGGCGCAGTTTTTCAACGACCGTGAGAACGCCGGCCGTTACGGGTCGATGTATGACGATCAGCTGGCACTACTACGCCGGACGGACAGGCGGGAGCGCATGGTGCGGCGGCGCCTGTCGGTGACGGGGCCGACGCCCTAGCGAGGAGTAAGATAATTGGAAGTCTATAAGACTAGCGACGATAAAAAGCCTTTGCACCTTGTTCTTGTCGAATGGGTTGATAGCGTTTCTTCGCCCGGATGGGACAATCTCGGCGCAAAGGGCATGTCGATGACATGCATTAGTGTTGGCTGGCTTGTGCATGACGGCGATGACCGTATTGGTATTGTCCCTAACTTCCATCTTGATAACGAGCGTGTCTTGGGGAACGCCATGCACGAGCTTGTGATACCGCGCGCGGCTATTACAAATATGCAGCCGTTGGGCGGATAACTTTCAGCGTAGGGAGACGAACATGATCCCGTTCACTCCCTGGCGCCCTGACGAAGCGGTCATCAACAATGCGTTCGCGAGCGACGTGCGCAACGTGCTGCCGGTGACGCTACGCAGTGACGGCTCGATCATATGGGGGCCGTTTCCCGAGTTTGAGGAACTGACCGACGCCGCCAACGGCAAGATCCTCGCCATGCGCGGGTTCGTCCTGCCGGACGGCACGATCCGGACGTTGGTCGGCACCGCTTCGAAACTGTATTTCGTCGATGCGACGGACAACACGTTATCGGACGTGTCCGGCACCGCCTACAGCGCCTCGACCACGGCTCGTTGGCACTTTGACGTTTACGGCAACAACATCATTGCGACCAACGTTAACGACGGACCGCAACGGTTTTTGGTCGGCACGGACAGCAATTTCTCGGATCTGGCGGGCACACCGACCCACGGGCACTTGGTGTCGGTATGGAAGGACCAGCTGGTCATCGGCGCGCTTACGGACAACCTTGAAGGCGTCCAATGGTCCGAGATCAACGACATCACGGACTGGTCCGGCGGAAACAGCGACACGCAGGTGTTCCCCGGCTTCGGTCAGGTGACGGCCATCAGTCGAGGCAACAACCCGCTGGTGGTTCAGGAGTACGGCATCCAGCGTGGTGTTTTCACAGGCCCTGGGACTGTCTTCGAGTTCGACACGCTGACAGAGGAGTTCGGTTGCCCGTTCCGTCACGCGACGGCATTCCGGCGCAACACGGCGTTCTTCTACAGCGACGAAGGGTTCAAGGCGATTGATCGTGCCGGCAACATCCGGCACATCGGTTTCCGCAAGATTGATCGCTGGGCGGACACCAATATCGACTTTACGTCCGATGCGGGCTTTGTCGCCGTCAATGATCCGGTGCGCCCGTTCATCTACTGGGGCTGCGTCAACAGCGATGGTACGCCGAACGTGCTAAACACGTTGCTGGCGTACAACATTGACCTTGACGAATGGTCCCGCATCGATATCAATCTCGAATGGCTCGGCTCGTGGCAGCAGCAGGCATGGACGCTGGAACAGTTGGATACGGTCTCCAGCAGCCTTGATGCACTGCCGTTCAGCCTTGATAGCTCTGCCTGGCGCTCGGATTTCCCGGTGCTCGGCGGCGCCACGTCGGCAGACAAGATCGGACAGTTTGCTGGCAGCCTTAAGGCGGCGACCATGCAAACCGGCGAAGTCGAGCCGCTGGAGGGTCAGCGCTCACGTATCAGGAAGGTGCGCTCACTTGTCGGCGCGTCGTCAACGATCACGCACTCCGGGCGGAACAAGCAGAACGAGGATTTCAGACAGTCTGGTCCGCACCCGACCTTCTCGCGAACACAAGAAGCGCGAGTTAACCGGTCGGCGCGGTACCACAAGCTGCAGGACAACGTCGCGGCCGGTGAAGATTGGACATTGGCGCCCGGGCTTGACATCACGGTGTCGGCTGAGAGCAAATGGTAACGACGCCGCTCTCTCCGTTCGAAGGTGCGACCGAGACAGCCTATCGCAAAATCAATGCACGCCTTGGGGCGTTAGAAGCCGATAGCGGCGTGACGGCCGGCAGCTATGGCGGCGCTGCGGTCTCGGCGACCATCACTGTCAACGCAAACGGCAAGATTACTTCCGCATCGGATACCACGATTGAGATCCCGGCTTCTCAGGTCACGGGTCTTGCGGATGTTGCGACGTCTGGTGACGCGGGTGATCTGACCGGTCTTGCGGATGTCGCAACGTCCGGTGACGCGGATGATCTGACCGCTGGCCTGCGTGTGATTGCAGCCGGAACCGTTAACCTAGACACAGACCCGGCGACCAGCACGACCATCACGGCGGCCGACGTCGACACAAACGATCTGATCTTTACACAGGCGGCGAACGAGGCCGCGAAATCTCTCGATAGCGCGGTGCATGTGTCGTCGGTCGGTAGCGGGAGCTTCGACCTTGGGCACGGTGTCGTGACCGGGACCGTGACCTTCAATTGGATTGCGATCAGGACAAGCTAGGGGGCTCGCATGTTTACATCCGGAGGCGGCGGGTCGCAGGGCGGGGGTTACGGCCCAAGTTCCCCTTTCCCGATCTATCAGCAGAACTCGCCCGTCAACCGTCAGCAGCCTCAGCAGAACCAGCCCGCCGGCCAGCAGCGCCAGCAGCGCCAGCAGCGCCAGCAGCCGAGTTTTGATGACCGTTACAACTACGACCGCCCGCAGCAGGTCGTTTATCGTGGTCGACCGGATCTCGAAAGCGCCGGTGAGATCTACGGCGAAGTGTTTGCGCCGATGGCGGAGCGTGCACAGGCGCTGATGACGAACCGCGTCGGGTTCTACCCGCCCGACTCGCCCGCCCTGCCGCAGCTGACCAATCCGCACAACCGGGCGATCGGTCAGGGCATCAACATGGCGCAGCAGGGCAAGGCCGCGCGGACAAGCGGACAGAACCTTGCTGAACTGAACCGCCTTGTCGGGCGTGATGGCTTGGCGCGCGGCACGGACCCGGCGTTTAACACTCTGCAGGGTATCGGTACCGGACGCCTTGATGTCGGTACGGGGTCTCAGTACCAGCAGATCTACAACAACGCATTGTCGCCGCAGCAGCAGGCCGCACTTGCGCCCCTCAGCGGCATCGCATCGGGTGATCGTCAGATTGGTACGCTCGGATTGATCGGCGGCACGCCGGACATGTCCGACATGCAGCGGGATGCTGCGCAGACGTACAATCGGATGCAAAACAACAACATGCGGATCGACCCGAGCTTTTACTACAATGCTCGTGGCGGTCGGCTGGACGTCAACACCCGCGACATGGGCAACCTGGCGCGTCAGGCGGAGGGGCCATCCTACAGCGAGCAAAACCTTCGCGAAATGGCGTTAATGACGCCGGGCGAGAACCCGTACCTTGATGAACTGGAAGGCTTGATTAACGATGACCTTGCCGCGCGAGCCAGGGCGTCGGCGTCGTCTGTCGGTCGAGGGTATGGATCAGGGTACGAAAGCTCAACCACGGCGGATGCCATTGCGCGCAACATCCTGCAGGGCCGCTTGTCGCAGTACAATCTCGATAGTGACCGAAAGATCGCCGCTTCCGGCGCCATGGATGCGCAGCGTCTTAATAACATGAACCTCCGGCGCGGACTCTACGGAGACATGGCCGGCATTTCGCAGAACAACATGAACCGGCGCTTGCAGGCATCGGGCATGGCCGACCAGTTGCGCCAGTTCAACACCAACCTGCGCGTTGCTGGTGCTGACCGGCTGTCTGGTCTCGGCCAGCAGGGCATTGACAACCGGATGCGGCGTGCGTCGACCCTCAGCGATGTTGCGAACCAGAACATCGCGAACCAGATTTCGGCGGCGGGGGCGCAAGCCGGTATTGGTCAGACGGGTGTTCAGAACCGGCTTGCAGCGACAGCGGGTCGGACGGGCGTTGAAGGCACCAATATTGCAAACATGGGTAACGCGGCGCAGGCGGACATTTCCGCGCGCAACCGTGGCCTTGAACAGCAAATGCGAGCATCCGCCCTCGCGCCTGAACTGGCTGCCGCGCGGTACGCCGATCTTGATCGCGAGTTGGGCTATCGCGGGATACGGCAGGACCGGCGCGATGCCAACTATGCCCAAGCGCGTGCAGATGACTACCAGCGCCAGCAGGCGCCGTGGGAACAGCTGAACGCGTATGCCGGTCTGGTCGGGGCGGGGTCTATCCCGGCATCCTCGCAAAGCTACCAGCTTGGTTATAACCAGCTTGCACAGCAGTCCGGCAACGAGCCGAGCGGTCTGTTGCAGGGCCTCGGCTATGCCGGCCTTGGCGCGAGTGCGCTTAACCAGGCTGGGCTGCTCGGACCGCTGGGCAGTGCTGCCCAGTCGGTCGGCGGGGCCATTACCAGCGGCTTGTTCTAGGAGGCGCACATGTACGGTTTGCTTGACCCCCGGTCCTATGCCGACGGGCAGCAGCCGCAGGCGGCCCAGCAGCCGCAGGCGGCCCAGCAGCCAGCACAAGCTCCGCCCCAGCAGGGCGGTCTTGGCGGCCTGTTCAGCGCACAGATGATGCCGTTCTACGCCGGCCTTGCCTTCGGTGGCGATCGCGACCAGCAGGGCCAGATGGCTGCAAGCGGCCTGGCACTCGCCAACCAGCAGCGGCAGGAGCAACGGCAGTTCGATGCGCGGCAGCAACTCGCCGAGCGTGAGATGAGTGCAATGGAACGTCAGCGGGAAGTGCAAAACGCGTTCCAACGGCGGCAGTTGGCGTTGCAGCAGCAGAAGTTGGGCGAAAGTCGGCGCCGCTGGGATGCCGAGCAGGCGCAGGCCAACGAGAACCCGTACCTGAAAGGTGCGAGCCAAATCGCTGAGATCCCGGACCGGCTTCTCGGCGGCCCTCAGGCCGCCGGCGGCGTCCGGCAAAAGATGATCCGCAACCTGTTCGATCTTAATGAGGAAAAGCGCACTTTGGAGGAGACGGTCGCCGGCGAGAGCAAGCTGCGCACTGAGATCAATGCACTGCCGGAGGTCAAGAACGCCAACGACGCGTTATCCTCCTACGAGCGGATTGTCAGTTCAGCCAGCCGTAAGAGCGGCCCCGGCGATCTGGCGCTGATTTTCAACTATATGAAGATGCTCGACCCGCAGTCGGTAGTTCGCGAGGGTGAGTTCGCGACAGCGCAGAACTCTGGCGGTATCCCGGAGCGGATTTGGAACCTTTACAACCGCACTCTCAGCGGCGAACGGCTGTCCGACGATCTGCGGCAACAGTTCCTTACCTCGGCCTCTGACCTCGTAGGCACCTACACGCAAGGCCTCCGCCGCGTCCGGGAACGCTACAGCCCGATTGCACAAAGCTACGGCTACAACCTCGACCGGACCTTGCCGCCAGTACCGGAAGGTGCAAACCGTGTTCCGATGTACAACCCGGAAACGGGGGAGTTTGAGTAATGATGGAGGTCATGGGGCCAGACGGCCGGCGGTTCCGGTTCCCCGATGGCGTGCCGGAAGACGAGATGAAGCGGGCCATGCAGAAGGTGTATGGCAAGCCACGCATACAAGAACTGCAGGAGAAGGTTCCTGAACGCGACCGTGCCGGCTTTACCGACCAGATGCTGCAGTCAGCGACGTTTAACACGCTGGACGAGATCAGCGGTGCAGTTACCGCGCCCTTCTCAGTGGCCAAGCGTGCAATCACGGGCGAGGACGCGGGCAAGCCTATCGGCGAGCGCTTCTCTGATGCATATGGCGCCGAGCGCGACTACCAGCGCGACCGTCTGGAGCTATACCGCCGCGAGAACAAGGCGGGCGGCATTGCTGCGGATGTTGCCGGCGCTGTTCTTCCTGCCGGCGCAGTCGGTGGGGCACTCAAGGGTGTCGGATACATGGCTGGCATTGCGCGCGGGGCTGGGGCCGGTGCAGCAGGCGGCGCGGCGGCTGCCGCAGGTGCGGCCGAAGGTGGCGCGGAGAACAGGCTTCGGGCAGCCGGGCAAGGCGCCCTTCTTGGCGGGGCCATTGGCGGCGCCATCCCTGGCGTGACCGGCGGCATCGGTGCTCTGACGCGTGGCGGGCGCGATGCAATCTATGGCCGGACAAACCCCGGCGACTTCGCTGCCGAGAAAGTCGCGGAACGGTTGCAGGCCGGCAACACATCGCCCGGCGTGGCTGCGCGGCGGTTGAGCGGCACTGCCAACCGCACAGGTCAGCGTCTTGCCTTGGCGGATGTCACAGGAGCCAGCGGTCGCGATTTACTTCGCACGGCATCGAACATTCCCGGCCGTGGGCGAGACAGCATTGCCCGCAACATCGGCGCGCGACAGTTCGGCCAGCAGGACCGGGTTCTCGGGCTCGTCCGCGATTTCTTTGAAGACCCGCGTGCATATGGGCAGACCGTGGACGACATTGTCGCGGCGCGTCGCACGCAAGCGTCCCCTCTGTATGAGGAAGCATTTTCTCAACGCATCAGGCCGACAAAAACTCTCATTGATCTTCTGGAGCGCCCGGCAATGCGTCGCGCTTATGACCGCGCGGTTGAGATGGCGCAGAATGCGGGTGAGAGCTTAGACGACGATTTAGGTAACGTGCGGTTCTGGGATTACATGAAGCGCGGTTTGGATGACGTTATTCAGCGCGAAAAGACGGACATGAGCCCCTTCGGGGTGAGCAAGATGAGCCAAGCCGGGCGGGCATTGGAAAGCACACAGCGGACTATGCTTAGCGAACTTGACCGGCTCAGCCCTGCTTATGGACGAGCGCGCAAGATTGCTGCTGACAACATCCAGGCTTCCGAAGCGCTGGAGTTCGGCCGCAAGGCGTTCAACATGTCGCCTGAGCAAGTGAGCCGGCGTGTGCAGAACATGTCTGAGGCGCAACAGGAGATCGCCCGCGTGGGTCTCGCCGAAGCGATCCGTGATCGTGTGGGGCGCGCTGGCCCGACGGACAACGCGTTACTGCGGTTCTTCAAAAGCCGGAATGACCGCGACGTGATGCGAGCGCTGTTCGATAACACCACAGACTTCTCGCGCTTCCGTCAGGCATTGCTTAACGAAGCGCGGATGCGTTCGACATATGATGCCGTGCGTGGGAATTCGACAACAGCGCGGCAGATGGCCGACATGATGGAAGCGCGCGGCCCGGCTGAAGATATGATCGGCATGGCAACCGAAGCGGCAACCGGCGGTCCGGCTCAGGCGGCCATCCGCTACATCGGTAGCCGGATGCGGATGCTTGGCGGCTTCACGCCTGATGTCGCGGACCGGGTCGGCAAAATCATGCTGACGCGCGATCCTGCGACGATCGAGCGTCTAGCGCGGCGGCTTTCCGACATCAGCCGGCGCCGGACGTCCCAGCTCGAAACCCGTGCTGCCATCCGTAATGCTGTCGCTGGGACACTCGGAATACAGGCTGATGAGTTGGTTGATCTCGGCGAGGCGAACAGCGTCCGCTAAACTTATGCCGGTGATGACGATCAGGAAGCCGGCGATCAGGATGACCACAGGCCAATTTGTAATGATGGGTTCACGATGGCTCATTCAGTCGGCTTCTCTCTAGGCACGGGCACAACCAACGGATAGACGGGCTCGGCGCCCATCCGCAACATAAATTCGGACATGGTTTCAAAACCTGAAGCGCGAGCCTGTGCGTCCATGTCGCGCAGGTAATCTGCGGCGTCCACCATCTGACAGCCTTCGTCGCAAATCTCGACTTGTCCGTCCTCATTCGGCGGCCAACTCATTGACGCCTGCGCCATGACGGGTGACGCCAGCAAAACAAGGACGAGGGGGATTCGCATGGTTGTTACTCCTCGTGGCAATCCTGCGCGCACCACACCGAACATGCAAGATTATGGCTTGTTCGGTTGGGGCGCGCCGACTGTAGGTATCAGCCCCCGTGGATATGGCTTGCCCACCGATGAACCGCAAGCGCTGGTGTCCAGTCCTTTTGGGCAAAGGTCCAGGCCAACGGCCGGCGCATCCGCATACCACGCCGCAATCGACGTCGTTGGTCCTGCACCCGGCGCCATCGCGCAATCCAACGCAGTTTCGGTCGCCCCCGGCGTTGTATCGTATGCGGGGCCAAAAGGCGGGTACGGCAACACTGTAGAAGTCACGCTTGAGGACGGGAAAGTTGCACGATACAGCCATCTAGATAGCATTGATGTCGAGGTTGGCACTCCTGTATCCATTGGCCAGCCCGTCGGGCGTATTGGCAACACGGGCATCAGTACCGGCGCTCATCTCGATTTTGGTGTAACCAATCCGCAAGGGCAACGCCTTGACCCGATGGATGCGCTTGGTTACACGTTCGGCGATCCAGTGCGTGGGTACCCGTCTCTTGGTTTGTCGGCGCCACCCACAACGCCCGATCCTGAAGCGCCCTTCTCGTTTGAGCCGTTCGCAGAACCCGAGGGGCTGTTGCCGGCTCCGATTACAAGCCGCCTCGCCGCCCCTGTCGAGCCGGTCGAGACACGCGCGCTAGCCCCACTCGCACCGCCGCAGGAGCCACTACCGGATACGCGCCCCAGCATGGCGCCGACACCTTCGATGCTGTCGCCCGAGCCGCTGCAAGCTGCGCCCGTCGGCCCAGTGCAAACGGAGGCGCTGCCGTCGCTGGCGTCACAGAACCGCGCGCCACCGGCCGTGTCCATGGGGACACCGGCTGTCTCGCAACCGGCGCCGACCGGCGTTCAGGACGAGATGGTTTCGGCGCCGCCGTCAACGCCTGTTGCACCGCCAGACTTTGCGCAGTCATTCGGCCTGTTCAGCGAGACGCCGGCAACGCCAACGGCGCGCTCGCCGCAAAGCATTGACGCCACGTTCGCAGAGGTCGCAACACCGTCGCTCGGCCCGGCTGCGCAGGCGGAACAGCTTGCGTCGGTTGCCGACTTCAACACGGCGCCGTCCACAACCTCGCCCGTTGCCAACGAGCGTGTGGGCCAGGCTTTCGAGACCATCGCCAACGCACCGCAGGCGACGCCAACCGCAAACGCCCGCGTTGCGGGGGCTTTCGAGACAGTTGCAGAGCAGCCGACCGCCACGCCAACGGTCACGGCAGATGAGCGCGTTGCACAAGGCTGGGGCCTGTTCGACGAGGCGCCAGAAGTCGCGCAATCGCAGCCGGAGCCTGTCGCGGTCGCTGCAACGCCCGCACCGGCCGTAGAAGCCACTCCGGCGCCCGCACAGGCCGCTCCGGCGCCCGCACAGGCCGCTCCGGCGCAGGCGGCGGTAGCACAGGCCCAGCCTGCGCCAACCGCACCAGCGGCCCCGCAGGCCAGGCCAACGCCTGCGGCGCAGCCGGCCCCGGCCCCGGCGCCGAGCATCCCGAACGTCGAGGGTTTGTTCTCAAGTCAGCCGACCGTGGCGGGGCTGGCGCCGTCCGTGTCGTCGAACATCGAAGCGCGCGGCATTGAGGCACCCGAAGGCATGAACCTTGGCTACTCGCCCTATGGCGGAGTGGCTGCCGTTTCGCCCAACGCACCGGAGAGCGTGCAGGTGGCCGCCACCGGCCCTGGTCTGTTCGGCGCGATTGACGACGAAGATGCCGGCATCCCCGGCTTGCGCGGGTACGGCCAGAAAGCAGAGCAGGCGCTTGCCAGCCAAGCGCTCGCCACGACCGGCGGCAAAGTTGGCGGCGCTGTCGGGGCGCTTGGAGGCACAGCCGTTGGCGGCCCGGTTGGCGGGCTCGTCGGCGGGCTTCTGGGCGGTTTTATCGGCAACCAGTTCGGACGCGGCCTTCCCGGCATGGGCTTCACCGGCCTTGAGGGCGCGTCGCCTGCGGCAGCGGCCGTGGCGGCGCAGAACAGGGGTTTGTTTGGCGGAATGATTGATGGGCTCGGCAACGCCTTCGGCGGCGGAAGTGGTGGTGGCGTGAGCGAAGCAACCGCGTCTGAGGTCGGCGGCCTCGACGCATCAGGACGAGGGGGGCTTTGGTAATGGGCCTTGATCAATGGAGCACGACGGCTGCCGACAATGACGACGCGGCAGACGACATCAACTGGGCCGAAGGACAGGCGCCCGGCACCGTCAACGACAGTGCTCGGCAGTTGATGGCCGATGTTGCCGAGTTCAGGGATAATCTTGCCTGCGCGAACACGACCACGAGCGGCGGCAGCGATATCTACGATCTCACCACCGGCATGGGCATTTCGACGCTGGTGGATGGGCTTATCGTTGGTTTTATCGCTCATACGAATAACGTTGGCGCGTCTCAGTTGAATGTTGACGGCACCGGAAACAAACCTCTTGTACGAGGTAATGATAGTGATTTAATAATTGTCAATCTTATTGTTAACGCCCCTTATCTCGCTATATATGATGCTTCAAAAAATAGTGGCTCAGGCGCCTGGGTTTTGCTTAACCCGTCTAGTTGGACCGCCGAAGCGATCACGTCAGGAACTTTGCCCGACGCTAGGCTATCATCTAACGTCGCGCAGTATGACGCCACAACGCCTGAGTTCGACAACCTCCTGAGATCCGGGTCTGGTTTCCGGGTCGGCAGCACGGCAACGCCGGCCGCTTCGAACACAAACGGCGTAAACATTGTCGGGACCGGCATCTCGCAGATCCAAGGCGGTGCGGTGCCGGCTCTTGTTATCGGCCGGTCTAACACCGGGCAGGTCCAGCGGTTCCTTGCGGCTGGTGGGATCGAGGGCAGCGTGACCGTCACGTCCGGCGGCGGCGGGACGACTTACAACACGTCGTCGGATCGGCGGCTGAAAAAGAACATCAAGGATCTGACGGGGGCGCTTGAACGCATTCTGGCGGCAAAACCCCGTGAATTCGACCTACGCGCCAACGACCGGGCCATGCGCGGTTTCATCGCCGACGAGTTCCAGAAGGTCTATCCCGACTCAGTTTCTGGCAAGCCGGGCGGCAAAGAAATGCAGTCCATGCAGGCGTCCACGTCTGAGGTCATGGCTGACGTGGTCTTCATGATCCAATCACTCCACGCGCGCATCAGCGCTCTTGAGAATGCGGAGTAGTTCCCATGGCAAACGCATATCTAACCGCGTACATCGTTGACCGTGACGGTGGCGTTAAATTCTCGTCCGGCGTCTCTCAGACCATAAGCACGACTGGAAGCTCGCAAAAGTTCGATGCTGTCAATACAAAGCGATATTTCCAGTATGTTTGTGACGGCATCACGTCGATCAAGGGTGGCACAGACCCGACCGCGACAGCGGACGGAACAAGTCAGTTCGTACCGGCAAACGCGTTTGTTGAGGGGTGGCTAGACCCTAATGAAACCATTGCGGTGATCGATGATGCCTAGTCGGCCAGGCATTGTTCCGCGACGGTGGGGTCCGTTCGGGAACTCGGCCTTCTCGGCGCCCGGCGACACCTTCCTCCCCACCGACCTCGCCAGCCTCCTCGCCTGGTACGATCCAAGCGACAGCAACACGGTGTTTCAAGAACGCACTGGTGCCAGCGCCACCACCCCGTCAGGCGACGGGGATCTCGCCGGGACCATCTTGGACAAGAGCGGGAATGGGTATCACCTGACGGCCCCAACTGACGATAGGAGGCCCGTGCGGCGCTCATCCGGCGACTTATGGTACCTGGACTTCGATGGCGTTGATGACGGCTTGCTTCGTTCCATTTCCGACAAAAGCTCGGGGAGTATTACTATAATTGATGCGGCTGCGCTTCAAGAAAGTCCGGCTGTCGCCACGTCTTTTGCTGACGCAAGCGTAAATAATCTTTTAATTGGCTCAAGATATTGGGACGGTTCCGGTGTTGGCGGGTTTCTGAGGGAGTCAACAAGGAACGTTCTTGTCGGCACGTACACGCTCGGCGAAAAAGCGGTCGCTTCCGTTCGGTTCGATATCGACGCTGGTTCCGGTGATGGACGGAAAAACAAGAGTGCATTTTCGGCGGCACAATCGTCGGCTGATACAAGTCTTGACAGGATTTTTTTAGGCGGCTCCGGTGATGCAAGTACTGCATATAGCGAAGCCGACATTTACGGCGCCGTTATTTGCGACGAATATCTATCGTTGTCAGATGCGGATAAAGTCGTTGAGTTCCTGGCGGCAAAGGGCGGCATTACGCTATGAGCGATTACCCTCACACCATGGTGGTCGTTGCATCTGAGCAGATGCGCGACACCTGCATAGCGATGGCGGCCGCGCTCGGCTACGCGGCTGGGCTATCCGTGCCGCTGTCAGCGACCGGAGAGGCACCGGCCACACACTACGGCCTGCACACGTGGGCCGGGCCGGAGTTTACCGCCATCATGACCGGACAGGTTACGCCGGAGATTGACGGCTACACGGCGCAAAACATCGCCGACCTGCTTGCCGCGATCACCGTGTCCGTCGATCCGCCGAGCGGCGCGACCAAGCGAACGCACTTCAATGAGGTGATTGCCGACCTTGGCCTTACCGTCATCCAACCTGAGGACACACCATGACCGAAGCACTCTGGCGCGGAATCAGTCCGGCCAAACGTAGACAGATCGAGGCATCACCATACCCGCACCTTGAGTGGATGCGCGCCCGCGTCGGCGAGAAAGAAATCCCCGGCCCGGACGCCAACCCGCTGATCGTCGAAGCGGCCAAGGCTGCCGGCATCGACTGGTATCGCTCGGACGAAACCGCATGGTGCGCGGTAATCCTTTATGGCGCACTGGCGGCAGTGGGGTTGCCCACGAAGGCAAGCGCCCTAGCACAGTCGTTCCGCGAGTACGGCACGCCGCTCGCCTATCCGGTGAAAGGCGCCATTGGCGTCATCCCGCGCGGCCGAAAGGCGTGGCAGGGTCACGTGTTCGTCATTGACGAAGTGCGTGGCGACACCCTGCGGACCATTGACGGCAATGTCAGCAATGCGATCCGCACCAGCACCGTAAAGGCATCGACGCTGTTTTCTGACGGTATCCGCTGGCCCGAGGGCCTGCCGATGACGCCGGATGCGCTAGAGGCGGCCGACATGTCGCGCGCACCGCGTGGTGACTTCGGCGACCGGCTCCTGCGCAAAGGCGCCAAGGGCGATGACGTGGAAGATCTGCAACGCGCACTGAACCGTGTCGGGGCGGTGCCAACCCTGCACGTAGATGGCTTGTTTGGACGCGGTACCGAGCGCGCCGTGCGCCACTTCCAAGCGGCGGAAGGGCTGGCCATTGACGGTATCGTTGGCCCGAACACCGCTGCCGCACTCGAAACGGCGATGCAGGAGGAAGACGCGGGCGAGCTTGTGAAGGGCGGCCAGAAGATCGAACAGCGCAAGGGCGCTGTTGCCGGCGGCGCTGCGGTCGCGACCGGCGGGGCTGCGGTTGCCGGCGACCTGATCGCAGGGGCGCAAGACCATGTCTGGACTATCTCGACTATCGCGACCAGCTGGCCGACGTATCTGGTGCTGGCCGCGTTGTTCGGTGTCGGCGGTTATTTTCTCTATCGCTGGTGGAGCAACCGCAATGCTGCACCTGCTTAACATAGTACCGCGTTGGGTGTGGGCTGCCGGCGCCGTAGGGCTCGCAGTCGGTGCCTACTCGCTGTTCCTGATCGACGTCGGCAGCGATCGTGAGCGTGCGCGGACGGAACGCGAGAACCGTGAGGCGGTAGACAGGGCTGAGGGGGCCTACAATGACGTTGAACGCTGCTACCGGCAAGGTGGCTCTTGGCGCCACTCTACTGGCCGCTGTGACCTTCCTTAGCGCCTGTGCGGGCGCGCCGAAGCCGGCGACGGTCGAGGGGGTGTGCGACGTGTTTCGCGCGCCCGACGAGCGATATGAGGCCGTCACGCGCGAAGGACAACTCTGGATCGACGGTATTCTGGAGGCTGGGGTCAGGGTCTGTGACTGGCCAAGGAGCCGGTACTGATGCTGACCGGCGAGCAATGGTTTTGGGTGATCCTGACCATCATCCCCTTCGTCGTCGGTCTCTGGTTGCGGATGGCAAAGGATCTTAATGACTTTAAGCTGGAAGTTGCGCGCAACTATGTGCAGGCAACGCACCTGAAGGAAACCGAAGCGCGTCTACTGAGACACATAGACCGGCTGTGCACTTCAATCGACGCCTTGCGCCGCGAGTTGCACGAGCGGCGGGAGCGGAGCTAGATGCCGATCTACGTCAGCCACGAGGAACTGGAGAACGCCGTCGCCACCGTCCGGCGGCACCCGACCTACCAAGCGGCAGCAGACGCACTCGGCATCCCCGTCACCACTCTTAAGAGCCGGCTCAAGATAGCAAGCCGTCGCGGGCTCGACCTGTCGGTCCCGCCAGAAGGGTTTGAGGTCGCGTCGGTCGTTGTCCGGGAGAAAGACGGACAGGAGACCGGCCGGACGGTGCACGCCCGTCCTGAGCGCGAACCTTACGGGGTCCGCGAGGGGCACGCCATCAAAGCGGAAAGCGCCCTTCTCGACGCCGACGGCCGGCTTGTCCAACGCTGGATCAAGACGCGTGAGGATGCTGATCTGGGCGAAGCCCTTCTCAGGGCTATTCAGGAAGCCGCCGCAGAGACCATCCCGCAGCCAACGCCAGCGGCGCCAGACACCTACCATGATCGCCTTTTGAACGTCACCGGCTTCGCCGACATGCATATCGGGCTCCTGTCGTGGGGTAAGGAAACTGGAGAAGATTTCGATCTTGGCATAGCCGAGCGCGCCATTGATGATATCGGCGCCAAGCTGTACGCGGCGCTCCCGAAGGCTGGCAGGTGCATCGTGGCTTTCACCGGCGACAATGTGCACGCTAAAGACGACGCATGGCGCACGAACAGCGGGCACGAACTAGACGGCGACGGTCGGCACTTCAAGGTGTTGCGGGTGGCGCTGCGGATCATGCGGCGGGAAGTGTTGCGCGCTCTCGCTCATCACGTGTTCGTGGACGTTGTGGTCCTACGGGGTAACCACGAAGAGGGCATTGCTCGCGCCCTGGGGTTGGCGCTGGACGCGGCGTTCGAGCAAGAGCACCGTGTTAACGTGCATGTGCCGGAAGGTGACTTCTGGAAGCACCGTTTCGGCACGAACCTGTTCGTGTTCAACCATTTTGACAAGGTGGACCTGAAGCGCCTTCCCTTATCCATCGCTGTTCAATACCCTGTGGACTGGGGCGAGACGACGTCCAGACACATTATCGGCGGGCACTTCCATGCGGCTAAGATGGAAGATATCGAAAGCGTTTGGTGCTGGACACTTCCGTCCATGTGTGCACGTGATAGTTGGATTGCAGGAAAGAACCGACATGCCGTGCGCGGCATAAGGGGACTAACATTCCATGAGCACGACGGATATGACGGCGAAGTGTTCCGCCGAATGGACTTCGGCAAAGCGACCTGAGTGCGCTGTGCCAGGGTGCGAGAGACCAGCGCTCACCAAACGTCTTTGTAACGCGCATTATCTCAGGAGTCGGCGACACGGCAGCCCGACTGGCGGCGGCCCCAGCCCCGGTGATGCACGGGGTTTCGTGCTAGAAGCCGTAGAGTGGTCGTCCGACGAGTGCCTTATATGGCCACACGGTCGCGGTAATGACGGGTATGGTGTAGTGAGTTTTGACGGCAAGTCCGTCGGCGCTCATGCGCGCGTTCTTTCGATCGCGCACGGCGACAAGCCATCTGCGAAGCATGAAGCTTGCCACAAGTGCGGCAATCGGCTATGCGTCAACCCTAGACACCTTTATTGGGGCCGGCGGTCGGACAACATCGCTGACGCTATCCGGCACGGGACGTGGAGCCCGCCACCGATCAGCGGAAGCCCACCGATATACAGTGATGATGATCTGACCAAGCTGGAGAGCTTGGTGCTAGGCGGGCTAAGCTGGAGAGCGGCAGCAAAGGTGATGGGCATTCCAGCTGGTAGCCTTGGCAAGCTCCGTAGACGCGTCTCTGGTTTAAGGTATGCAGCATGAACCGCTTATGCGCCATCGCGTATATTTCAACGCTATGCGCTATCGCGTATAGCCCCGCCTACGCTAACGACAGCGTGCGCATCGAACCGTCCAACGAGGCGGGCGTGGCGTTCGTGCTTGTCTATGAAAACAGCCCCATGAGCTACGGCGGGTCCAAGACGATCGACAGCCCCGAAGGCCCAATTGCGTTTCACATTCAGGTCACAGAACGCGAGGAAACGTTTACGATCCGCGATTGGCCGCAGACGCTGTTACCGGACACGCTGCAGGTGGACGTGCCGGACGGGGACGAGTTTCGCATCCTGTTCAGGCAGGGGATGATGTGACGGAATACAACTGGCGCGCCGATAGCCATGCCTGCTTTGCCCTCGCCCTCAGGGCACTACGTGAGCGCGGCGTGCGTGGTGGACTCTACCCGCCGATAAACGATGACGAGCGCCGCCAAGCGGCGGAAGGGCCGAGAAAGAACGAGGAATTAGATGTCGTCCGCACTCAAGCAGCAGATCGGCGGACGCCATTACCAAGAGATGGCGATCCAGCCGCTTGAGTTCTTCCACCGCAACAAGGTCGGTGCGGTCGAGGCCATCGCTATCCGCTATATCCTCCGCTGGGAAAAGAAGGGCGGGTTGGAGGATCTGGACAAGGCGATCCATACGCTCCGGGTTTTGCGCGAGCTCGCGGCCGGCGACGATACCGCTTCCCACTCGGCTTCACCTTCACCGGCCGGCGATGGCGGGCAAAGGGGTTCCGGGGTTTAGGGGGTTTCTTCCGCTTCCGCATTCAGATCTTCCTGATGTACGTCGTTGTTGACGACCAGCAGCGTTCCTCGATCCCGGTCCCACAGGATATAGGCGTCCTCGCCCTCTCCCCTGCGCCGGTCGCGCTCAGCGATCGCCCGCGTCGCTACTGACGACGCGCCAAGGATGTCCGCAACGCGCATCAGGAACTCGTCAGTCACCGGGCTTAACGCCATCTTCCCTCTCTCCCTCATCATACGGATTTGGCGTGTCGCCCCCACAACATGCGTCAAATCCTGTGCCGCCGCAGGTGGGGCATGGCCGCAGCCGCTTGCGCCAATACGACCACACCTCTCCCCGGCCCTTGCACGTCTCACAGCGCATCATCCATCCCCCTTCAGTGCGGCGCGGGCTGCAGGCGAGGGCCACGGCTGTGCATCTTCGCCAAGTGCATCTTGCATTGCCTCGACCACGTCCGACCAATAATC